TCTTAAGGTCCATAAAGTACCTATGCATACGTTTATCTACATCCCAGAAGTATGGAATAACTACTTCTTCTGATGACCAATTACGTATATTTGGATTGTTATCACACCAAACAAAGCAATGTCTCTCCCACATTGAACGGTAAGTCACCTTATCTGCATCGCCTTTGTACTTGCTTCTGTGTTTAACTAGATATTTTCCGGAATAAGCCATATAAATACTTTCATAAGATAACCCTATTTATTGGATATTTACCTATGGTTGACACATATAAGAATTTGAAATTTCCTCTTGACGTTAAGGACATACCTTATGAGGCTAAAATTAAATTTACTGCTAGGGAAGTAGAATCCTTTGATGTTAACTTTTTGTTTGATGGAACAGATGGCGCTGCTGGATTACAAGGTGTAGCTATGGGATCTGCAGCAGCAGCACTCGCTGCAGCTAGCGCAGCTAATAAAGGAATTGAACGAGTAGAAATAAATAGAGGAACTGGACAAGTATTAAAGCAAGGTAATAAAGGAAGCGCTATTCTATATCTTCCACAAGCTATTCAAATTACAGATCAAGCCGCTTATAGTAATACTAATTTAGGTATTATGGGAGGAGCTACACAGGCAGCACTAGCTGGAGGCGCTGCTATTTTACCAACTTTAATGTCAGAAGGTAAAGACGCTGCAGCTTCTATTATTGATGTTATAATAAACGGTAGAGGAGATACTAGAGATTTAGCTAAGCTGGCTGTTAACAGAGCTTCTAAAATGTTACCTGGACAAGGATTTAAAGGGGCTGTAAGTTCTGCTACAAGAGTTTCAGTAAACCCTAATACAAGAGCTATATTTGATAGTGTACCTCTTAGAGAGTTTACATTTACCTTTAAAATGATACCTACATCTAGAGATGAATCAATAGCTATTAAAGAAATTATTAAATTTTTTAGAGTAAATTTATACCCGGAAGTTATTACTATGGGTGATATTCCTGCAGGGTATAAATTTCCACATGTATTTACTATTGATTTAAAGTATAAAGATAAAAAAGATCCTCTTGCAACTAAAATACTTCCCTCATATATAAAAACTTTTAATGCTACTTACAATGCATCAGGTATGGGGTTTTTAGAAGGTGGTGATTTTACCGAAGTAGATATTACTATGACATTTATGGAATCCGGTACACTGCATAAAGAACTAGTACAGAAAGAGGGTTACTAATATGTATTTTCAAAGATTTCCATTCGTAAACTATAACTTCGGAGATAATGAAGCTAATACTATCTTTCCTAATATTTCTGCATACATAGATATTGTTGATCAAATAAAGAATGAAGTTGCTTTTTATGAGAAGTATACTATACTAGATGGTGATAGACCTGATACGGTATCTCAAAAGCTTTATGATACTCCTGATTATCATTGGACATTCTTTTTTATGAATGATGGATTAAGAGAGTCAGGGTGGCCTTTAGCTGAGAGAGAAATAAGAGAGTTAGTAAAGAAAAGATATCCACATAGAACAGTTACAACTCAAAGCAATATTGCTTCTAACTTTCTTCCTGGTACATTTGTTACAGGTAAGACATCAGGTACTACAGGTAGAGTTATTGAGCGCAATTTAGATTTAGGTCAGATTGTTATTGCTTCTGATAAGAATGAAGCAGGATTAAGTAATAACTTTGGTCAGACAGAGCTTATTGTTGCAGGTACAACTGCTGAAGAACAGGCTATTAATGTTGCTAATCTTATTAGTGAATCTGAGCAGTATAATGCTCCACTATACTATAAAAATACATCTGGTGTTATTGTAGATATAGACCCGTATAATCAAACAACATCTGGGTTAGTTCCAACTACTATTATGGAAGACAATATTAACTTTAATGATAAATTAAAAGAGATAATAGTAATAAAACCTTCCAAGGTAGTAAGTGTTATAAGTGAATACTTTAAACTATTGAAAGCATAATCATGGCTAAAACAGCTCAAACTCAATATTTAATTGAAAGCGCTATCTTTACAGCAGATAGACGTCCAGACCTTCCTATAATAAAACCTATAGATTTATCCGGATCAATAGCTGAGCTTAATATATTTGAGAGTGTAGAGTTGCCTTATCTTACAGGTACCTGTGCTTTAGTAGATGATGTAAGGTTTAGAGATGTAGTAGGTATTAAAGGTAGTGAACGAATTACATTTACTATACTTGAGAAAGAAAATACTACACCTATTATAAAAACGTTTATGATAACTGGTATAGCAGCTAACACAGCTGCTAATGAAAGAACAGAAGTTCATATGCTCACTCTTATGGAAGAGCATGCATATCTAAGCTCTATTATGAAGATAAGTGAATCATTTACAGGACTACCTGAACAAATAGTTAAAAACATTCTAAAATCTCATTTAAATAAAGATATTAATTATCGCTCTAAAGTTGCTTTGCAACAAAAAATGAAAGTAAATATACCCTATTGGAATCCTCTGCAAGCTACTGAATGGCTTAGAGATAGAATGGCATCTTCTGCTGGTGCCCCGTATTTCTTATACGCATCTTTTAGAGATGATTTTATAAGATTAGAAGACTTAAATAATATGATGACTAAAAAGGCTTGGAATACAGCTACTCCTTATTCATATGCTCAAACATCACACAATACGAGCAAAATAAGTGATATACGCGCTGAGTATTTTCATGTTAAGTCGTATAAAGCAACACAAATAGAAAGCACTCTAAGACTTGCTCAGGGTGGAGCTATTGGTTCTGAATTTAAAACTATGGATGTAACATCTTCTAGTCAAACTCAAAACACTCGTCATAATTCTAATACCACATTAAATAATTTTATAGAAAGTATTGAATCAAACTCTGACTTGAATTCTTCAATAGGGTATGATTGGAAGTTAATGTTTCAAAAAGGAAACTCTGATTTTGCAAATGTCGGAGATCTTAACTCTAAGGTGTTTAGCGAAGTTGTAGCATCTAGAAAGTTCTATGAAACTGATGGGGAAACTCCCATTGCTGGATATGCAGATGAGTATAAGCAAGAAGCTCTATATAAGTTAAAGATTAAATCTGCTGCGCTTAGAGCTATTCTTTTAAATAATGTATTTGAAATAGAAGTACCAGGTCAACCTTATTTAGTAAGTGGTTCAGATATTGGAGTAGGGTCTAATATTTTACTTAACTATGCTATACCATCTCAAGCTGATGGTTCAATTATCAGTGGAGATGTAGACAAAAATAAGTCAGGTAAGTTTTTAGTATATCGAACACGACATAAATTTACGGAAGGCACGTATGATTTAAAGATGGATATAGTCAAACTAACTGATAAGACAGGTGATACATGAGAACTATAAACACAGAATTTTATGGAGATGACTCTAGATGGTTTATAGGCGTTGTAAAGCAGATAGGTGATGTTAGAAACCTAGGTAGAGTAAGAGTGCGTATATTCGGTATTCATAATGAGAATACAACTAAAGTAAAAGAAAGTGATCTACCATGGGCATCTGTTGTTGTACCTGTTACCCAAGGAGGTATAGCAGGCTCTACTATGCCTGATGGTATACAGGTAGGTGCACAAGTATATGGTATATTCTTGGATGGTAAGCATTCACAAAGTCCTCTTGTATTAGGATCTATTCCTCATAATACAGGATTTAGAGTTGCTACAGAAGAACCAGAAGATAAGTTTGCTTTACCTTTGAAGAAAAGTCAACAAGAACACACCAAGGCAGGTGATACTGTAAATGATCGAACAGTTAAGATACTAGAAGAAGCAGGTGTAACTCCTTTACCGGGTGATGGAGAACCTATTACTGCAGATATGGCTAGAATAATAAATGATAACTCTGGTAATTCAGGTGATTTAAATATTACCCTAGTTGGAGCTAATAGGCAAGAACAAGCATATAACTTTCTAAAGAATTATTTTGAACAGAGAGGTAATATTAATGATCCTGGATCTTGTGCTGCAGCCTTTGTTGGTAACTTTATACGAGAATCAGGAGCTAACCTAGATCCGGAAGCTAGACCTCCCAAAGAACCTGCTGTGGGTATAGCTCAATGGAATGCAAGACAGCCAGACTTAAAGAAGTTCGCGAGAGGTATTCCAGGAGCATCATACTTAAACTTTTCTGTTCAGTTAGCATTTGTTATATATGAACTGGAACACGGTCAGAAAAATAGAACATATGCTAGATTAGTAAATGCTTCTACAATATTAGAATATACTGAAGTGGTAATGGTATTATATGAGACTCCAGGAGTGGTTGTTGATTATCATAAAGAAACAGACTTTATAAACAATTATAATACATATGCTGCTAGGGGCGGCATAGCAGGAGCTATAAAAAGAAGTTCTAGACAGAGTACAGCTTTGCTAGCGTTTAAAAGTGAATTAGATGATAGACTCTCTTCAGCTAAAGCTGTAAAAACTACATATGGAGATGCTTGATGGCTAGTATTAGTGCACTTAATTTTAAATTACAAAATATAAAAGTATCATCTGGGTTTGATAAACTTGTATCTGAGACTAGTAATATTGCTTCTGCAGTGCAAGCTTTAAATTCTACTTCCTTAGGAGGTATACTTAATGAAACTGTCTCAGGTATACAAGCTCTTAATACAACTGTAAATGCAGCTACGGCTATTGCTACTCTTACAGGTAACATTCCTGGTATACAAGATCAAATAATAAAAGATGTGAGTCAATCTAAAACAGCTTTAGATGCTATATGCGGTACAGCAATTGATAATGGGTTCTTAGATGTTGTAATAACATGTCCTACTCCAGAAGGAGTTAAAGCGGCTACCAGTGCAATTGCTACGGTTACAGATAAACAAACACAAGCTATACTCAGTAACACTACACCTAAAAAGTATGCAGATCAAATACCAGCGGTATCAGAGAAAACCTTTGATCAATTTAGCGGAGAATATTCTTCTTCTTTAAACTCTTACTCATCAGCGTTTAACAATATCAGTAGATCTTTGACAGGTAATGTTTTACAAGACATCTTATTACAAACTGATGATACTCCTATTAGTATGCTAGAAAACTTTGGTGTACCAAGAGCAGCGGCTGCAGATATTCTAGTGTTATTACAAGCTAAGAAAACAAGTCAGGCTGTTGAAGAGATAGTTAAAATAACAGGTAAAGATGTAGCCGTAACTGAAAAGTTTATTGAAACTATACCGGCTACTATAAAACAGCAGGTAGAAGACAAGCAAAGAGCTACTTCATCTACTGGTGTGTTCGATGTAACCTCTAAGCATAACACATGGAGAGGAGCAGCAACAACATCAGGGTATTTTGATATCATTGCAACTCAAGAACAACTTATAATTGAATTCTTAAAGAGTGGTAGGGAAATAACAGAGATTGTTTTTTATGGGCATGAAATGACTCCTGATCAAGTATTAACAGCAAAGGATATACATGCTTCTTATAACGCTGATGGTAATGACGGTATACCTTTTCATTATGTTATACAGCCTGGGGGTAATTTGCAAAGAGGTAGATCACTATCCAAGGTAGGAACATATTCTACAACTCATGATAAGTACTCAATAGGTGTGGTAATACCACATTATATTAATGGTAACGCTAATGTACAGCAAGGCGCAACGGTGAATCTTATATTAGAAGCTTTTTATAGAGTGTGGCCAGGTGGTCAAGTCTTTAATGCTGAAGTAGACTTAGGTGAATCAAAAGTTAATGTTGGGGTTGATGTTAGTAATTACATTGAAAAGTTTAAAAAGATTAATTATGGAGGAGCGGGTAGATCTTTATCAACCGCTCAGTTAATTAGTGCTGCACAAGGAAATGTATAATGGGTAAGACTAATAACATAGAAAAAGCAGTAAACAGAGAAGTGGTTCAGGGTGCTGGAGCTGTTCAATCACAAGGCTTTTCTCAACATCCTTTTTCCGATAATCGAGGCGCCACTCCTAAAGCTTCACAAGAACAAAAGTCAGTAACTTCACAGGGTGGTTTGTTGATAAACACCTACGGAGCCGACATATCTGCTGATACATCTCAAGGTAGTAGTTCTGGAGATCAGACATGCTACGCACATGTAACTCCAGCTGGTCATGTAGTAGAGTATAACGATACTCCTGGTTCAGAGAGAATAATGATTCGTCATAAGAACGGAGACGGTATCAATATTGGACCTGATGGATCTATAATCATTTCTGGTAAAAGACGTATTGATAAAGCTAACGAAGACTATTTTTTAGAAGTAAAGAATGGTAATCTAAAGTTTGAAGGCAATCTTAGTATAGATGTTACAGGTGACTTTAATGTTAATGTAGGTGGTGAATACAATGTTAACTCTACTAAGAAGACAGAAACAGTAAACGGTCCATATACTAGAACAATAGCTGGAGATGATATAAAAACTGTAGATGGTAATCAGACTAATTTAGTTACTGGAGGAGGAGTTCATCAGTACCTAGAGGGGTTATCAACTATTGTAAAAGGTGATAGCAGATATATTGTAGAAGGACCTCATACAGAAGCAGTCTCTGGAGTACTAACTATGACATCAGAAGCTGAGGTTGTACTTACTTCACCACAAACTATTATAGCTGCTGATAGCTTATCTGTATTTGGCGATACAGGTACTATTGGCGGGGAGAACATTATTGCCTATGTTAAGAATGTTTATGGTGTATCTGGTGACTTTAGTGCGAGAGTAAGAGCTCCTGTATTTGAAGGAGATTTAGATGGAAACGCTGCGACGGCAACACAAGCTGGCACATCATTACATCAAAGCTACCCAGATGGATCAGGTCCTGGCTATAGTCCATCTACAGGTAGTAATCCAAATTATCCTGTTGATGATACAGAGCGTGATGAAACAGAAACTGCTTTACCTACAGCAGATCTTCTTACTGCCTATAGAACTCAGAGTGATAAAGGAGTAAGAATAGTTAAGGTTGATCCAGATGATGTGCAAAAGAATAATATTGATCTATCTAAAAAGACAGCTGGAGTAACTAACAAAGCTTTATCACCAGATGAGATAAGACGTAAGATGAGAGATCCAGCTCATAGAAATAATGCTGAGTTTACTTCTCTTATGACTTCGGAAGGTAAGCTTTCTCCTGAGTATGCTAACACCACTCCTCCTAATGTACAAACAATTCAAGACACAGATAATATTATTGTACAAGGATCTACAGTGATTGGTAATCCATCTCCACATTTAACTGCTAAGAGGATTACTGTATAATGATAACTAAATATTTACCTGATCTTAGATTTCTTCCTGAAGGATTAACAAAGGTACATTCTGATACTCCTCTTAATGATGGAATAGCAATGGGTAATTTTTTAAAAGGAATTACTTTAGATCATATACCAGAAGTTTCTGATAGAATACAAATTGCACGTAATCTTTTACCTCAAGCTGAAATATTAAAAGCTATTGGTGAGAACACCAGAAACTTTAGTAAGCATAAACTTGTTGTAGTAGAAGGATTGTATAACCCTGCTCCAGAAGAGCAAATAACAGAGTCTGAAGACAATACAAACTTTTTAGCTAAAACTGGTAGAGCTATTGTTTATGAGTTAAGAAGAAATAATAAAATTGATAATGAGAAGACATATGAGTTAGCTAGGTATCTACAAGCATTTCATAGAACCTATGATAAGCTAATACTTGATTATGATACTAATACTGAAGGTGTATTAAATGTACAGCTTATTATACAGATGCCTACAATCCCTGCTAATTATGATATTAAGTTTAAGGGTGCTGTAGAAACAAAGTTTAATAATACCACACAAGCACAAAATCAGCTGATTGAAATAACAGAGTCAAGCTCAAGTGAAGTTATCTTCCCTGCTAATGTACCTGACGAAGTTACTGGTTACTTTACTATTGGAGATGTTCATGCTAGACAGCTTAAAGTGTTTGGAGGTAATCCATGGCAAACATTTGCTCGTGATGCTAGAACATCTCGTGATGCAGATATTATTACTAACATTAAGAAGATAAAAGCTGGTGAAGTTGTAGTTTTATCTGCTGGACTAAATGATGCTATCAATTCAAACGATACTCCTACAGCAATTGCTGAAAGAGTTAAGAAGATTGTTAATGCTGCAATTAAGCAAGGTCATGTAATTACATTCCTATTGTTTAAAATAGTAGCTAAAGGTTCTCCAGCAAGACAAGCTCAAGTAAGACAAGAGATTATCAATAACTTATCTACTTTTAATAATGTGCGTATTGTAGATTTAAACAGAGATGAGTATAGTATATCTACTGATGGGGTATCATTAAGCAAAGAGTCTTACATATCAATATCAAACATACTAATTTAACTTATAAATAACAGAAATTATTGGAAGACAAATGGCTATAAGAAGAGTTTTATCTACA